AAGGGCATCCGTCCATCTGATAAGGAGGCGTTACAAAGTAAGATTGTCGGTACTCATTTGGAAAGGCTGTGTGGCGGTAGCATGTATTCTTTTGAGGGCATTCCCCTCCCTCGCACATTGAAATGTCAGGCATTTTAGTTCCTCACTTAATGTTCAACCAAAGTCCAATCTGAGCAAAGGCATACCCTGACCAGATCATCCCGTTAGAGATTTCTCCCTTGCTCCATTGTAGCACACCTACGATGAGGTAGCCTACTCCGGTAGCTCCTACGATCAACTGCTCTGCGTTAATCATTGTCGTCATCCTTCAACGGTTCTTCTTCCAAGGCCTTACCAATGGGTTCTTCTTTAGTCTTGTTCTTATCTCGACCGAAGATAGCATCCCATCGGTTTGCATAGTCCTCATCGCTCACTTGTTTAGGGCGGCTAGATGAGCCTTTGCCTCCATGCCATGCTGTCATTTTTGTTCCTTTTTACGAATATACGTAAGCAGCTTGAAAACATAGTCAGCTTCCGCATAATCCATACAGATATAATTTTCTTGATCTACTGAAGAGTAGGAAGGAAAGTGAAAGATATATCCATTTCCGCTATCTTGCACTTCGCATAACAAGTCAACATTAGAACAGTATCCGCCATGGGCCCACAAGAAATAATTTTCACCATCAGATGTTTCTACTTTTTCTTTTGTTTGCTCGCCGTCATCAAAGATGTCACCTTCAATCAAGTCTTTAACTTGTGCTGTCAGCTTATTTAGTTGATCTAATATTTCATCATGTTTCATAACACTTCCTCTTCAACTTCTACCATACGTCCAGTATAGCCGTTATATTGTAACTTACAAGCAGGGCCAGTTTCCCCGTTGTACCTATTTTTTGCCACTGCAATCTTGGTCAGGTGACGCTCATCCTCGTTCTCGGCCATGCTGTTACGCTCTAACGTGATCACTGCATCGCTCAGTTGTGCAATAGCACCAGAGCCTCGCAACTGTGACAGAGACACACTACCGCCATCCTCGTGACCTTGGTTGCCCTGAGGACGTTTAAGGTGGCTCACGCAGATCAGAGTGATGTTTAACTCCTGAACTAGTGTGCGTAGCTTTGTCATCATGTTGTCAATAGCCTTTCGCTCGTCACCGAGATCTTGGCCTGAGACCACAATACTAATGTGATCGAGGAACACAACACGACAGTCGCAAGCTTTCGCCATGTACCGGATTCTATTTGAGATATTGTCAACATCGCTGCTGCCAAAGTGATCAAAAAGATATATCCTATTGCTTCCCAAGGTAGCATCAAAAGCCTCCTTCAATTCCTGTTCAGTTGTAGGCGTATCAGGCAAATGCAGTAGCTTGTTAGCGTGCAATGACATGATACTACGGGCTGTCTTACGAGTAGATTCTTCCAAGAACAATCCACCAATGTTCCAGTTTGTTGTCTTCAGTAGATTAAACAGAATCTCCCGCAGGAATTGACTCTTACCTAATCCGCTTCCGGCAGTAACTGTAATTAGCTCTGCTGGCCGGATACCATACAAGAGCTTATTCAAGCCCTTCCAAGGGTACTGTGCCTCTGCAATCGGCTCTGGTTTGGAGATTTCCTCCCAGAGGTCAGCAGCGTTAACAATACCATCAGGAACGTAAGGACTAGCCTTCCACCAAGCGTTCACAAAAGCCTTAGAATCCCCCGCAATCAGGTACTCACAAGCATCCTTGTGTCCGTCCTTGTACTGCATGATCTTGGCTTTGTTACCGAACAATTCAGCCACTTCCTTAGCAGCCTTCTTCCCCGGCTCATCCCCGTCAAAGCAGATAACCACAGAGTCAAAGCTATTGATCCACTCGTACTGGGCTTTACAGTCCTTCAACGCAGCCTGAGCACCGTTACGGATACTCACTGTAGGGTATAAAGACCCTTGCATCTGGAAAGCTGCGAGAGCATCAAGTTCTCCCTCTGTGATGGTGATAGCTTTTCCTCCAGCGTGAAAGAGAGACTGACCGAATAGAGTTGCTCCATTGAAGTCTCCTGAGATAGAGAATTTCTTTGTAGAAACAGTGCGTTGCTTAACAGCCGTTCTAACTCCATCTGCGTCAGTGTAAGGGTAATACTGGTTGTCTCCATCGGTCGTTACTCCATACTTTTCACAGGTGGCCTGACTGATTCCTCGATCAGGGATTGATTTACAAGTGCCTTTTAAGGTCATCTGGATTGCTTTCTTGAACGCTACTGCGTCCCTCATTACCGTTCGTTCATCGTAAGCACCTTCGTGCTCAGTAGTTCCACACTGGAAGCAGTGTGTATGGCCATCGTCATAGAGACTGTTCGCGTCAGAGCTACCGCAGTGCTCACAGGCTATGTGACGTAAGAATTTGCTAGTACTGCTCATCATAAGCCCTCTGTTGTTCCTCTACATCTGCCCATTGTTCCTTAATCTGGTCTTCAATGGACTCCCACGTCTTGTCATGAATCAAGTCATTGACCTGTACCCAGCTACTGGCAGCTAAGCTATGCTTCATGCCTACTTTAAAGTCCTTGTTGAAGAACACTTCCCATGTCTCGTAATTGATGTCACCAAAGCGGTCAACATCGAATTCGACAACACAGGCAGCGTTCTCAACGTTAACAATCAAACTGAAAGGGTTATTCTTACTCATACATTCACTCCGTTCATCATTTCAACACCACCTTTAAAAGTGTTAAGACACCCACAAACAGAGAGACAATCATTGCTCAACTCCGAAATGTTTTAAGATGTCGTTCCCGATCAAATAATCTTCATCAGGATCAAGACCGGCATTAGCAATTTCAGCACATTCTAGGACAATCAACTCGGCGAACTTTTCACGGAAGGAGTGTTCCCAAAGATAGCTTACTTCGCCACATTCAGGAAGATACTTTTCAGCAACAGTACAAGCATAGTCCTGAGCCTCTATGCTGAGTTTTACAATTTGTTCGTTCATTTCTCATCTCCAGACATTCGCTTCACTGCACACATTACATCATACATGACCTGTTCATAGCCATTGGCACGTATAAGACCAGCCATATCATCGATCACAGAATGATACCAGCACTCAAAGCGTATAAGTTCTTGCTCTTGGTTGTCCATATACTCAATCATTGAATCATTCATATTAACACCTGTTGATGAAAGTTACTAACATTTAGACACCAATCTAACATTGTCTATGTTACATAGAGACTTTAACGTTACTTTAATGTTACTTTAATGTTACTTTAAAGTCTCTAAGACATTAAACATCAATGCTTATACGTTAATTGTATAAGTACTTGTTATAAGTAACTGTTAGTAGGTTAACTTCTGAGCATAGAAGCAATGTCTCAGTCTCTATAGTATTATTATATCCGCTGTTCAATCCTTGTCAAGGTCTAAAGTGTAACAAGATGTAACAGAGTCAGTGTCTTCGATGTCCATATCGTCATCATAGTCAGCTTCCTTCAACAAGTCCTGTCTGTCCTTAGTCGGAATGTTAGGAATGTCCTTCATGCACCGATTGCAGGTGTCCAAGAATTCATTTGTGATGGCATGTCTACGTGTTGACTCATAGTCATTCAATTGTTTATTGCAAGCGATACAACGCATTATTAACTCCTTTGGCTACTCTGCCATTAGTTGGTTGGTTATAGGCCATTGTAGGCCCGTTTAGAGGCCTTCTCAGGCCTTTCTCGAGGGCAAGATTAGATCAATGAGCCAGCGAATCATAGTATCCAGCGATCACGTAAGCTAAAAGCACTATTGACAGCACTAGCCAATGGTTAGGTTTCATTCTGTGACTTCAAAGTTGAAAGCTATCAGCTGATAGAATAGCCGATACTGCTCTAAATGTTCCCTGTTGTCTTTGTGTGTTTTCTCGATAGCTTCTGAAAACTCTTTTACAGTGCCGCTAAAGCACCCACAATTTACCCTTACACCAATTTTAGAGTCTTTGTGGGCAGTGGTGAAGCGACCAGAAGATTTTGCAGGCCCAATGACCAAATAATCCGCTGTTTTCTCAATTTGTGCATCCCCGAACACCCGTGCATTCCCGAACACCCGTGCATTCCCGTCCACCTGTGCATTCCCGGACACCTGTGCATTCCCGGACACCCCTGCATTCCCGTCCACCTGTGCATTCCCGGACACCCGTGCATTCCCGAACACTTGTGCATCCCCGTACACGTATGCATTCCCGTGCACTTGTGCATTCCCGGACACCCATGCATTCCCGGACACCCCTGCATTCCCGTCCACCTGTGCATTCCCGGACACCCGTGCATCCCCGAACACCCA